CAAACAAAGAAGTAGTCCGTAAGCAGAAGCGTAAGTTGAATTATATCGCCAATGTCTATATCATTTCGGATCCAAAGCATCCAGAGAATGAAGGCAAAGTGAAGTTGTTTAAGTTCGGTAAGAAAATCTTTGATAAGATTACCGAAGCAATGAATCCTGCTTTTGAGGATGAGACAGCAATCAATCCATTTGATTTATGGAAAGGTGCCAACTTCAAGTTAAAGATTCGTAAGGTTGAAGGCTATCAGAACTATGATAAGTCCGAATTCGAATCGGCATCACCATTGTTAAACGATGATGAAGCAATGGAAGCAGTTTGGAAGAAAGAGTATGCCTTATCAGATATGACTAAGGCAAGTGAGTTCAAATCTTATGAGGTTCTGAAGCAGAGGCTAGATAAGGTACTTGGTCTGAATGGTGAAGTAGTGAAGCCAAAGACTACAGTAGAACAACTCAAAGAAGCACCTAAGAAAGTCCCAGCATTAGCCGATGGCGATGATGATGATATTTCTTATTTCTCTAAGTTGGCTGAGGAAAACTAAAATCCCATGCAAGTATGAACCCCGCTTCGGCGGGGTTTTTTATTATACAACTTCAGCATTTCCGTATTGAGTATGTTGAAGGTATGAGTGGTGAGATTTTATTGAATTACCACTTTGTATTTTTCCATTACCACTCATGTTATTAGTCTGTGAACTAATTGAACTCTGTTTATCCATTTCTGCATCATAACCTCTTTGAAAGGCTCCTTTTAAATCTTGAGTATTTTTACCTATACTATCAAGTTTCAAACTAGCATCATTATATTGATTTTGTAAGTTTTCAACACGGCCTTGAATTGGAGTTAAATACTTATCTACTAAACCTTGTACACCTGATACTGCCTCACCTGTAAATCCGGCCAATTGCATTTCTAATTTACCCATACCCTTGTTTAGTGCTTTAAAATAATCATCTTCGTTTGCTTTTTTTCCTTCTTTATCAACAAATATTATTCGACCATCTGCAAATTTATCATAGGTACCATCTTTTTTCATTGCAGGTTTAAATCCTATCTTTTCAAATAATGGAATTAATTCTGCATTTCTTTTTTCTACCATTTTTAAACGGTCACTAGTTATAGTTTTTTTCTGTGATGCCCATCGTTCCATTTCTTCTTTTTCTTGTACAGTTTTAGTTTTACTGTTACTTGCTCTAATTTCTTTTATCTTTTCTTCATGTTTTATTTCTTCTTCGGATGACGATTTATCAAAATCTTGAACTTCAGGACCAAATGCATAACTTTCTTCTTCTTGTATATTGGTAAATTCATTGCCCGCTACAGCTGCTATACCTAAAGCTGCAAGAAGTGGTCCTCCTATTAACCTTGCTAACCATTTAACAGATGAAAAGAGACCTTGAAGGAATTTTTTGAAAACAAATCCTAATACGGTGGTTATAATACTGGTTATCGGCGCCATTAATAATTTGTTTACAATAAATTCTGCGGATTTAGTAATTGTGGACATAATTATATCCGTTAGGCCTAATACTAAACTACCTACGGCACCAAGAATTGAAGATACTACTCCAAGTATTAGTTTGAAAGGTGAGAGAATGGCAGATTTTATGCCTCTTAACATTTTTGAAATCCATGAAGGTGTGCCATCTTTCTTTTCTTCTTGCTTTTGTTCTTCCTTTTCTTTCTCTGGAATAGCTGTTTGTTTTTTAACTTTTTTTAATCCTTCAATTAATTTTTTATGTCTGCGCTCATCTTCTTCCATTTGTTCTTCACGATGAGCTCTTTCCATATCGTACCGTTCTTTATCGGACTCATATGTTTTTTGCATAAAAATTAATTGTTTTGCCATAATATCAGCAATAGAATCACCAGTTTTTAATCTGGCATTTGAACCAGAACTAATGGAACTTCTTTGTGGACTTTTTTGACCTGCGGCATCAGCACCTAATTTACTATCACCTGTTTTTGAATTACCAAAAAGTCCACCCAATAATTTTTGTGCTGAAAATTTATCTTTCAATGATGAGGCTTTTTGTTTAAAATTGTCCGAAAAACTTCCTGGTCCAGAGAAATTAGATGATTGATTTATGAAAGAGTTCATTGATGGTAATGGCATTTTATTATCCGTTTATGTTAAGCAGCATTATAACCAAATTGTTTACTAAGTGCAGATGGGTATAATTGTGTAGGTTCCTGTGACATCACTATAGTATCTCCAGATTTTATATTATTCTTCACACTACTTATAATTGTAGTCTGTGTAGGTTTTGATTTTGTGCCAGAAGAAGATAACTGTGTAATTTGCCTTTCAACTGGATCAACATAAAACGATGAATCGGATCTTGGATCAACAGCTTGGCCATTTTTAATTAATTCATAGTGCAAATGTGGTCCAGTAACATTACCTGTTGCTCCTAATTTTCCAATGATTTGATTTGAATCTACTTGAGCACCTTGTGTAACACCTATATCAGATAAATGGCCATATTTTGTTTCTGTGCCATCGCCATGGTCAATCACAACCAATTTACCATAACCTTTTTGTTCTCCAGCAAATTTTACTTTTCCTGCTTTTACTGCTTTAACTGGATCGCCTGTGTTACCTTTAATATCAATACCTTTATGGTCAGTAGATGCACCAGGTAAAGGAGCTACTCTGTTTCCATATCCACTACTAACATTACTATTTTGCAATGAACTTAGTGCTGGTGACATTGGAGCTTTAGTTTCAAACTGAGTTCCACCAACTACATCACCTCCAGTTGATTGTAATTTATCAAGGTAACTAGAATCTGTTCCTGCTTTATAAGCATTTCTATCTGCGGCAGTAAATCGTTTCTGATTTTTATCTACACCAGACAACATACTTGTACTTGATAATATATCTCCTTTTCTTTCTTCCGATGGACCCTTTAAATAATTTTGAGAAGGTTGATTATTATTTGCTGCAGTTCCTGTTACCGCTTGAAATTGATTTTTTTGGTGTAAAGTTTCTGTGATTGTCTTACCACTATCTCGGCTACGATTTAATATGGTAGCCATAATCATTGCTTGTTCAGTTTTATTTGATTTGACACCAGCTTCGGCTGAAGTTGCTCGAATTAATTGGTCAAACTCATCATCACTAATTGGTCTATTAATATAACTCTCTATTGCTTTTCTAGGATCTTCTGATGGTTTACTAGAAGCTTCACCCAACATACTTTGAATTTTACTTGGTAATCCACTTACATCCAAATCTTTCATGTCTGTTATACTAGAGAATTCTTTTTTCCAATCAACATTGGCCAAGGCACTTTCTGCAACAAATAATCCACCAACTACGGCAGCAGTTTTTAATCCAAAACCCAAAGTACCAGAGCCTGTAGCTTTAGAAGTTTTAGCCACTCTGGCCATTTTACCTGGTTTTAAAGATTTGCCAGTTGTACCGTTTATCACATTTAAAGTTTCAAGAAAAAACTTTTCTTTTTGTTCGGTTACTTTTTTTTGATAACTTTTCGATTCTTTAGTTCGAGTTTCATTGTAAGTATATTGTTCTTGCATCAAGTTAAATATCTTAGCCATTATATCGGCTTGTGATTCTTTTTTCTTAATATCTCTTTGTCTGTTGCTGGATCCAATTTTTGTAAAACTAGGATCAGCTTGAAGTTTACCTGTTGATGATGGAGTTTGGACATCATTACTAACAATATTCTTAACCAACTTTGACATCAATGGCATAGTCATGAAATCTTGGTAACCAGGTTGAGAGGTCATTTTACTGGCCATCTCTTGTAATTTGTTATCCATTTATCGTCTTTTCATTAACTCTTGTTGTTCTTTTGCTTTTTGGTTTTCTTCTTCAATATACTGGACTAACATAGCCACGTAAATGTCTCTTTCCCACGGTAACATATTTTCAAGTTCCGTGAGAGAATACTTATGGTGTTGCATCAAAGAGAAATTAGTTTTATAATAATTCCTCAGGTTATCATGACAAAATATTATTCGAAAAAACTTTCTAAACCTTCCATGCTAATCGCATGGTCAAATCCACATTTACCACATTTTAAATCAATCTTCTTGTTTAGTTTTGGAAGGTTATTAAAGAATTCTTCCAATTTACCAAACTGGTCTTGATTTAAGGACTCAATAAAATCGGTCAATTCTTTTCTACTTACTTCTGATGCATAATGGTACTGTTCACCATCAAAAATATATTCTATACTGTCCATTACAACCTCAAACGCTATCTCAACAGCATTTTCTTTTTTCTTTATTTTTTCAACCAAAGAAAATTCTGGATACTTTAGTTTGATTGATATTGCTTCAGTTATTTTAATAATGTCTTTTGCTTCTGGATCAATATCAACAGAAATTTCCAATAAATTAAATTTGGCATCCATCTTATGACCACATTGGGTGCCTTCAATCTCATTGGTACAGATGTAACGGTTTTCTACTATCTCACCTACCGACCTTGCTCGCAACTGAATAAAATAAAATTCAACATCAATCACAGGCAACTTATCAATGATAATACCTTCTGTCAATGTACAATTGGTTAAAACCTGTTTGATGTTTCTTTCGATGGTTTCTTTGTCATCGGCTTCCATGGCCATCATCAAGTTTTTTTGTTCTTTGACCAGAAATGGCCTAAAACGAATTTGTTTCTTTGATAATGGTAATTCAAGGTCATATACGGGGGTATCAATTTTTGGTAATGCCATTTTAAAACTCCTTTTTCAATTCAAT